GCCCCCACCAGCTGGACTATTGCGATACAGCTGCATTGCCAAATCCTGGCTCTGTTGAAACGGACATGAACGTGAGTTCGCACCAGAACCATGAAAATCATTAAATCCTATTATCTTATGAAATTTATTGTCGCTGATTTATTACATGGCCGCGCTGCGGGCACCCGAGCCGGCAGTCGCAGCACGTCTCATCACGCGGCGCATGGAGGCCAGCTTCACCAAGTTCGGCGTCGCCGCCGGCAGCGTGCTCGGAAGGGCGACGGCTCCCCTGCACGGCGCCGTCCGCGTTTTCGGCGGGCACCTGCGCGCGGGCGTCGGCAGCATGGCACTCTCGGTGCGCGAGCTTCCCCGCACGCTGCGGATGAACCTTCCGGGGTTCGTCCGGTCCATCAAGGAGATGCCGGCGAGCCTCGCGCGCGGCGGCTCCGCGATGGTCGGTGCGGCGAAGGCGGCGGCTTCGGCCGTCGCGTCTTTCCCCGGCGCGGTTGCGGGAGGAGTCAAGGCCGGCGCGGGTGCGGTGGGCGGCGCGGTTCTGCGGGGCGCAGACGCCTTCGAGCGCGGCGCATTCCTCGCTGCCGACAAGCTCGGTGCCGGGATGAGCGCTGCGCACGGGCTGTTCCTCAAGGGCGCGTCAGCGGCGGCGAGTGCGGTCACCTCGCTGCCCAAGCAATTCGCGGCGGCCGGCGCGACGCTCGTCGTCACGATGAGGGGGCTCCCCGCGAAGATTCGTGCGGCGGTGAGCGGCATCGGCACAGGCATCGGCGGCATGGTCCGAGGCAAGCCCGGCTTCTTGCGCGGGGCCGAGGAGCAGCTCGCTCATAGCACGCGTGCGTGGCGCGGCTTCGGCCACCTCGGGACGACCCTCAAGATCGGAGTTCTGAGCGCCTTCCGTAACATCTGGGCAGGCCTACGCGGCTTCGGAGCCGGCTTCTGGACCATCCTCAAGGGGGGCTTCGGGGCGTTTTGGGGCGCCCTCAAGGGTGGGGTCGGGTTGCTTGGCCGCGGAGGCATGGGCTTCATTCGCACGCTCATCACTGGCTTCCTGCGGATCCGCCCCCTCCTGGCAGCCCTGGGAAAATTCAGCCTCATCGGCGCGATCATCTTCGGCGCCATCGAAGCCTTCCGGGGCTTCCGCGAGAACATCGACGGCGCTCGCGACCGCATCCTCGCGCTCTGGGAGCGCATCCAGATCATGGTCGAGCCCATCACCGACGCGGTGTCCTCGCTGTTCAAGTGGCTCTCCAAGACCTTTGGCGGCGGGGGCACGGTGGACGACTTCTTCAAGACCGTGTTCGTGACCGCCTTCGAGTTTCTCGTCTGGGCAGTCGAGCGCGTTCTCTTCTACGCCAAGGTGATCGGGGGCTTCCTCGGAGCGATCACGGCCGACCCCGTCGGGGCGTGGCGCAAGGGCATGGGCCGCGTCTGGTCGGACGTGGTGCAGGGCACCGAGGCAGACATCCAGCGCACCAGGGAACGGCACGCGCAGGAGCGGAAGGCTCAGGAGATCGCCGACAAGGACAAGGACCGCAAGGAAGAGAAGGAGAAGCGACACTACGATTTCCGGGGGAGCCACTTCAACATCACGCAGAAATTCGCCGAGGGCTTCGACCCCGACCGCATTGCGCTGGCTTTCGCGAGCGACCTCGCCTCGATGGGTGACCGCAAGATCGCCAGCGGTTTCGCGCACCCGGCGACCGGGAGGTAGCTCGTGGCGGATATTCTCAACAGCGCGAAGGGCGCTCTCGGGCTCAACACGGACAACGAGGGCTTCGCTGTCGAGCCCGTCTCCTCTGCAGGGGGGTTTGCAATCGAGGAGTTGAGCGGCGACAAGCGTCGCGTCGAGCTTCAGGGGCGCGCGCTCCCCGTTGGCACCTTCACGCTGGAAGGCGAGATGCGCGCCGAATTCACCTACTACCCTGGCAACCCCATCGCATCGGCGCAAGTTTTCGGCGCGAAGGAGAACGAGACGACCGTTTCTGGCCGGTGGTCTGACCGCCACCTCAAGGGGGTCGACAAGGATGGCAAGGGCGTCGAGGCGCAGGGCAAGGTCTTGCTCAATGGCAACCCCGCGCCCAACGTCGTTGCGGCAGTGGACCTCATCGACGACATCAGGATGCGCGGGCAACTCGTGCGGGTGACCTGGGACACGCGGACTCGCGAGGGGATCATCAGACGATTCAAGCAGACGTGGCATCGCGCGGAAATCGTCGAGTGGGAGATGGCGTTCGAGTGGATCTCCCGGGGGGAGAAGGAGATTCCCGTCGGCTTCTCGCCGCAGCCCGACCTCGCGGGCTTGGGCGCGAGCATGAACCGCCTGACCGCGCTCCTGGGCAGTGCGCTCGACGTGGTTGATCGCGGCTTCTCGCTGCTCGCTGAAGTCCAGAGCACCATCGACAGCGCGATGGAAACCATCGAGTCGGCCGTGAGCACGGTGACCGACGCAATTGGGCTGGTCGACTCGGCCGTGTCCCTGCCGGCGCAGGCGTGGAACAAGGCGAGCGGGGCCATCGGCACCATCATCGAGGAATGCTCTAGCCTGGGCACTTACCTCGACAGCTTGCCCTCGCGCGCAGTGTTCGCGGGGTCGGACGACGACACCATCAGTGACCTCACGCTCGGGGACGCCCTGAAGGCCGACGCCTGGAAGGCCGGCGCGAAGGCTGCAGCGAACGCTTTGGGCATCTTCGCCACGCAGCAGAAGGAGGCGCTGCGCGACGCGGCCGAGGCGTTCAGCGACATCCTCGACGTGTTCTTTGCCCAGCAGGACACCGACCTGCGCGCGGTAAGTGTTGCCTACTACGGCACTCCCGACGAGTGGCAACGGCTGATGAGCTTCAACGGGCTCGCGTCCAGCCGCCTGACGGCGGGCATGGAGATCGTCATCCCCGGCCGGAAGGGGACGACGTGAGCGGGCTCTACTACCCCTCGCTCGTCGTCAATTTGACCCTCCGTTTCGAGGAGGCGCTGACTTCCGTCACCTACCAGCCGGGCAGCACCCCTCGCGTCGGCGAGGACCCCAAAGCCGACGTGGCCGGCGCGGCGTCGAAGGACGAACTCACCCAACTCATCGGGCTCACCCCGCGCGAGGCGAGCGTCGAGCTTCCCGGCTATCGGCAGGCTGGAAAGTTCAGCTTTGCCCTCGCCTACCGTGACTTGCCCATCGATCCCCGCGCCCTTCGCGCCGTGAAGGCAGAGGTTCACCTCGGAACCGTGAGCGCGGAGGACTTCGGGCGGGGCATGAATTACGCGGGCGATGGGCCACGTCCGAGCGTCATCGCGACGCGCGCCGACGGCGCCGTGCGCGAGGACACGCTGCTTCTCTACGGGCTCGCGGACGAGGTCAGCGTCGAGCACGGGGCGGAGGGAAGCGAGATTCGCTTCGAGGGGCGCGACCTTCGCGGGCTGCTGCTCGACCTTCAGCTTTCGGCAGCGAGCCTGGACAAGGTCAAGCTCGACAAGCCCATCGACGACGTGGTCCGGCAGATCTGCCGAGAGCACAAGCTCTTGAAGGCGGAGATGGACGCGAAGCCCCCCCGCCTTACCATCGAGGTTGTGAAGGACGATTGGCCGAGCGGCGTGCCCAAGGTCGCGGCGGTCGACGACTTGACGCGCGTCAACAAGGGCGCGAAGGGCGATAAGGCGACCATGCCCAGCAGGGGCGAGAGCGACAAGCTCAACTACTGGGACATCATCACGCAGTTCTGCTTCCTCGTCGGAGCCATCCCCTATTTCAAGGGGAGCAAGCTGCTCATTCGGCGCGCCCGAAACCTGTACGAGCAGACCAAGGACGACGCGCCCTCTCCGTTCAAAGGGCAGCGGAAGCGCGAACTCAAGAGTCCAGACGGCAGGGTCATCGATACCGTGAACTGGCGGCGCATGGTCTACGGGGCTGACGTGCTCTCGTTCAAGATGGACCGCAAGCTCGCGGGGGTGAAGGTGCCGACCGTCGAGATCGTGAGCATGGACACCGCCGCATCTTCCAAGGACCGCAAGGGGCGGATGCTGACCGTGCGCTGGCCCGAGGAGAAGAAGTCGACGAACGTGGCCGCCGAGGGCGACGCGGCGCAGGAGGACTTCCTGCGCTTTCCCATCGCAGGCATCAAGAACAAGGACCGCCTGCTGGAGATCGCCAAGAACCTCTACGAGGAGGTCGGGCGCGGCGAGTTGAACGGGGGGGTCAGCACGCGCGACCTCGCCAGCTTCGGCGGGAACAACCAGGACCCTGACCTGCTCGCGCTGCGCCCCGGCGACATGGTCGAACTGGTCACCTCGACGACGGCGACGCTTGGCTCCCGTCCGGCAGTTGTCTCCGAGTGGATGAGCCACATCTCGCGTAGCGAGGAGGAGGAGGTCGCAGAGGTGGCGGCGCGCCTCGGTAGCAAGAGCCTTGCACGCATCGTCGTCAAGACCGCGAGGGGCAAGATCCCCGAGTTGCAGCGGTTCTTCCGCGTGGCAAACGTGAAATTCTCGTGGGGCGCCGACAAGGGCGTTGCGCTCGACTTCGACTTCCACAACTACGTCGAGGTCCGCGCGGACCCCGAAAGGAAGTAGAACCATGCCCAGGCGCTCGCGTGCGGCCAGGACGTTCGACATCACGCGCTTCAGCGCGGGGCTCGCGCGCCCCGGAATGGACACGCGCATCCAGAGCAGCCTCGCCATCGCCGACGGCGAGTCCGAGTACGACGAGGAGGAGGGCGTTTTCGTCGACGTGACGCTGATGCCATCTGGGCAGAAACTCACCGCGCGCGTGCCCGCCAACTACGCTGGCAAGGGCTTCGGCTTCTACGCCCGCGTCCACAAGGAGGACGACCTGCTAGTCGTCTTGCCCAACGGCGACCCTGCCGAGGGAGCCATCGTAGTCGCGCGCCTCTGGGGGGCAGCCGACACGCCGCCGACCGAAGCGAAGGATGACCCGGACGAGGTGATGCTCGTCGTCGAGAAGGACAAGCACCTGCGGCTCAAGACGACCGGCAAGGGACGGGTCGTCGTGAGCAGCGAGGATCGCGTCACGCTCTGGGCGGGAGAAGATGGGGCGGATGGCGCGGTGCTGACTTTGGACATGGCTCCCGAGGCGAAGGTCGAGGTCAAGGGGCTAACCGTCAAGGTGACGCCGGATGCCATCGACATCGACGCGGGTGGCAAGCCCTGCAACGTCAACGGGGACAGCATCGTGTTGAACGGAGGCTCGGCCAAGGTGGCTCGGGTGGGGGACGCGACCAACGGGCACACGCACTCGCTCATCTCCGGGCAGGCTGGTCCGTACCCCATCGCCACCCTGACCATCTCCACTGAGAGCCCGACTATCAAAGAGGGCGCAGACAAGGTGAAGGCATGAGCATCGCCATCGACGAAGGCAATCCGGCCTGCACGTCTGGGATGTCGCAGAAAGTCTACGACGGATGGACAGGCGACCCGGCCAACGGGTTCATCTCCCCGTTGCCCGCTTCCGCTGTGACGTTGCTCAAAGCGCAGTGCTACCGCTGGTGCAAGGGCATCGCGGAGCAGTTGGAAGTCGATCTCGGCTCTCTGCCCGGCCCCGGATCGTGGGCAGCGGCGACGCTGATCAACGGCTGGGCGAACGTCGGCACCCCCTTCCGCGTTGCAAGCTACCGCAAGGACGGCGACTGCCTCTCGCTTTCGGGGGTCATCGCGGACGGCAGCGGAGTGGCCTTCATCCTACCGGCTGGCTCGCGCCCGACCTACGAGTGCGTGTTCCCCGTCGACGACCAGGGCAATCACGGACAGGTCTGGATCAAGCCGAACGGCGAGGTCACACCTTCCTCGACGGGAGGATACGCCGGCGTTTCTCTCGACGGGGTACGCTTCTTCACGAACTGAGGTGCCGGAATGACCGCCTACGGCTGGGGCAAGGACGGCTACGGGGCATCGGCAGGCTGGCTCGGCACCTACTGGCAGTGCGGGTGGGCGCCCCCCTACGTTCGCGTGGGCGATTATGACTGGTTCCTCGTCGCGGGCATTCCCGATTACCCGTTCTACTCACCGCAGCCGGCAGTCAGCCCGAGTTGGGTCGGGAAGAAGATCCGCCTCCAGATGAGCGCTGGGGGCAACCCCGTCCTGAGCGAGCAGTCCTACGAGATCCTCGACGTGGTTCCCGACAGCGGGGTGCCAGATCACTTCGCATGGGTGAAGGTCTACGACCCTGCTGGAGTCCTACTCCTCTGCAACTACGGCTTCGCGTGGCAGGTTCCCGACTCGCAGTACGCCTCCGTGTACGGCAGCGCGGCTGCCGGCGTTGGGACGAGCATCCTCGCCGCAGTCGCGCTCTCGACGCGCGAGGTGAAGGTCACCCTGTCGGGCGAGCCCAAGCACTCCAGCGAATTTGTAGTCGGGGACGCCTTCAACCCAGCGACGTGGACGGTGCAGCGGATCGACTCGGGGGCCTTCCTCATCGTGGTTGGCGTCAACGCCTACTCTCCGCTGCAGTACGGCCTCGTGGTGCTGGAGGAATTCGGCCCAGTCACCGTCGAGCACCGCGCATCTTCCAACACGTTGCTCGACGTTTCGGGCAACCTGCTCGTCGCCCCGAGGCAGGCGAGCTTCTACGGCTTGTTGGCTGCCGCCGCGTTGCCGGGTCAGAAGGCCGCGCTGCGCGTCGCCTCCGTCGACATCGCCAATCCCCCGCTGCCGGTGACGGCCCCCGACATGGTTGGCGGCACGCTCACCATCGACGGCGCGGGCGACTACGACGTGGTGTCGGGCACGGCGCTGCTGCGGAAGCTCATCCTGCGGAGGCTGATCACGCGCCCCGGTGACTTCTTCCACTTGCCGGGCTACGGAGTGGGGCTCGCGGAGAAGGAACCGCTGTCGGCCGGCAACCTCGCTCGATTCCGAACAGAGATCGAACGGCAGGTGAGGCTGGAGCCCGACGCGGAGGACGTGAGAGCAGCCGTCCTCCTGGAATCGAGCGGCGTGTTGACCGTTCGGGTGACGGCTCGCCAAAGGACGACGAATCAGGCAGTCTCGGTGACCGTGCCGTTGCAAGCGCAGGCGGTCCAACTGTAGGAGAGCCCATGCCCGACTTCCCGACCTTCGCCGACCTGTTCCGCGTGGCTCGTGACGAGATCCTTCGGCGAAACCCGCGCGTCACGAGGGATGCGGTAGAGCGCGAGGGGATGGACGCGAACATCCTCGTGGCGGGCGCCTGCGCGGCGGGCGACCAGATCGTGGGCCAACTTGCTCAGGCGATGGCCGGGCTCTACCTCGACAGCGCGGCCGGTTCGGCACTCGACCGGCTGGTCTTCGACCGCTACGGGCTCGTTCGCAAGCCGGCGAGCGCAGCCATCGGCACCGTGCAGTTCTCGACGGGCGTGGCAAGCCCGACCACCTTCGCCATCCCGGTCAACACCTACCTCCAGTCGTCATCCGGCGTGCAGTACGTCACGACAGAGAGCACGATCTTCAACGCGGGCACGACCGGCCCGTTGACCATCGCCATCAGGAGCGTGCTTGCCGGGGCCAACCAGAACGCCAACGCGAACGCTGTCGCTAGCCTCATCAGCACCCTGGCCGGGGCGCCGAACGACCTGACCGTCGCGAACGTCTACGCCACGGCCGGCGCGGATGATGCAGAGACTGACGACGCGCTGCGTGAGCGCGCGCGCAAGTTCTTCACTACAGCTCGGAAGGGCACGCTGGCGAGCATCGAGGCGGCAGCCTTGGGCGTCGCGGGGGTGCGAAAGGCAAGCGCCTTCGAGGTGCTGGACGCGCTCGGACGGCCAGCGCGGCTCGTCGAACTCGTCATCGCGGACGCCTTCACCGAGCAGTTCGCGAACTTGACGACCACCCCAGCACTGTACGCGGTTCAGAGTCAGGCTCTCGCATCCTCCGTCTTCACCGCGCTGGAGGATGCGCGCCCTGTCGGAACCTACGTTCGCGTCGTCGTCGCGAACGTGATCTTGCAGGCATTCCAACTTGCGCTCACCTTCACGGCCGGTGCGGATGTGAACGAAGCGGCGCTGGAGGCGCGTGCCGCAGTGGTCAACTCCGTCAACGCGCTGCCCCCCGGCAAGGCCCTCGCGCTGGCTGACGTGCAGGCAGCCCTCCGGCTGGTGCCCGGCTTGGCCTACTCGGGAGGGGAGATCGTGAGCCCGGCCGGCGCCATCGCAGTGAAGCCCCAGCAGGTGCTTCGCACGACGCTCGGGATCGTCGCCGCCGTGAGCGCGCAGACCAACCAACCGCTCGTCACCGGCTCCAACCCCGACGCCTACGCTCTGGCGCGGTGAGAGGCGCGCGATGCCCACGTTCCCTCCTCCTCATGTCGCCTTCACGCAAGCGGACATCCTCGCGCTCTTCGACCGCCTGTTCCCCGAAAGTTGGCTCGGGGCGCTCAAGGACCCCGGCCCCGGCTACGAGGTGTTGCAAGCCTACGCGTTGCTCGCCGCGCGCCTATCAGCGGCGGTCTGCGCGCACGCGGCAGACTCCTACTTCTCCTCGGCGCGCGGCGGCGCGCGG